TACCATTATGGTAGGTAAGTTTAAAAACAAAAGAGTAACCGTGGAGTCAATCGAATACGATGAGTTTGGAATGCCTATCATTAACGGAAGTCCAGCATGTACATTCAGAATGGTTCCTAAACCGAGAAAAGATGATGAGAAATAATTTGACTACAGAGCAAAGTTTTATATGGGTGACATTTCAGAAAGAAGGCATCCACAAATATCCCGCCGCACTAGAAGACCCTAAGCTAGCAGATGTTAGTTTTCTAGGGTATCCGCACAGACACATATTCCATTTCAGAGTAGAACTGGAAGTGTTCCACGACGATAGAGATGTTGAGTTCATCCTATTCAAAAGAGAGTTAGAGTCTCTCTACAACGAAAACACATTGCAATTAGATTACAAATCATGCGAGATGATAGCTGAAGATTTAGCTAAATACATACAAGACAAGTATCCTGGCAGAGGTCTCGCTATAGAAGTTTCAGAAGACAACGAGAACGGGTGCAGGTTAATATGGAATTAGTATGCAAAAATTTTCCGATTTCTTGGAACAAGAACAACTTAAACCGAACACTATTGTATGTAGAGGAAACGCCTCAGGCAATCAATGGGAAGTGAAGTCCTGTGGCAAAAATGCTATGGGGTTTTTGAGACCAGGTACTAATCTAACTAACGATCAGATTGAAGACCTAAAAAATAAAAAGTGGGACGTCAGATATGCTGACGAGATAACACCTAAGAGCGATGGACCTACATCGTCAGGTAAAGCTGGAGTGCCACAGAAAGATTAATTATATCATGGAGAAATTATATTATGAGATTTTGTCATATTGCACCTAACAAACTGCTAGATAAAGTAATCACAACTAATCGTACAGCACACCTTACATTAGCACACATCATCGAAGAGGGCAATCAAGAATACATTGACTTCTATCTCGGTGAACAAAAAGAAGCAGAAACAATGGGGACACCGTTCCTCAACATTATGGACAATAGTGCATTTGAGTTGTACAAAGCTCAGTTGCCTATGTTTGATCCAGAAAAGCTAGTAGAGCTTGCAAAAAAAGTTAACGCTACTCATATTGTATTACCAGATCATCCAAGCATGCCTTCTATGGTAGGGATTGATGATGCTAAAAGATACGCGCCAGTGTTTAAAGAAAATGGCTTTGGTACTTTCTTTGTGCCTCAGAGTGACGTTGGTGACTTAGAAGATTTAATTACTTCATTTGCATGGGCAGCATCAAGTCCTCTTATTGATTATATTGGTATTAGTATTCTTGCTGTACCTAATGCATATAGATGTGAAGTAGGAAACAAACTACAAAGATTTAACTCTCGATGGAAATTCATGAATGAGCTCTATGATAGAAACCTGTTACAACTTGCTAAAGCAAATGGTAAGAAAATTCACTTCCTTGGAATGGTTGACGGTCCAAATGAAATTTCACTACTTCGTAATTTTAGTATTGACACTTGGGATTCTAGTGCTGGAGTTTGGGCTGGACTAAACGGAATTGAGTTTGATGGATCCCCAACAGGACTTTTCGAGGGTAAGTTTGAGAAGCACGTTGACTTTAACTTCGATACAGAAGATGATAACCTCATTGATTGTGCAAGACGTAACGTTGCATATATTGACAATCTAGTTGAAAGATTCAATGCAAGTGAAAAATTATGAAGTATAGATTTGACGAAGATAAGATACTAGCAGAAGTAGGTAAGTACATTGAATCTACTTATTCTGCTCATTATGTTAATGAGAAGGCTGGTACTAAGGACGAAGAAATCCAAACGATTGATGTTTGGAAACAGATGGGACAAGAGAAAGAAGCCTGTCATTCAAATATTATTAAGTACGCTATGAGGTATGGTAAGAAGGATGGTTATAATAAAAAAGACCTAATGAAGATCATTCATTATACTATTCTGTTGTGGCACTTTACACAGGAGAAAACAAAATGAGTATGAGGCATATACTGTCTAAATGGGTTTCTAGTGAGCCTCTTTTGACTAACGTACAAGAAGGAGACAGCCAACCTAATGCTGTCGACTTGAGAGTAGATAAGATATTCAGACTAGAAGATAAACAGTTTGAGATATCTGAAAACACAAAGAAGCATAGAGGATCTTGGGAAGTAGAAGCACATGATGGATATTTTTACTTAGAGCCAGGAACGTATGAAATCCTAATGGAGAATATTGTAAAGATTCCAGAAGGGTATGCAGGATGGGTGATCACTAGATCGACCCTTAACAGAAATGGTCTCTTCATTACTAGTGGTCTATACGATTCAGGCTACCATGGAGTAATGGCTGGTGCACTTCACGTCGAAGGTGGCCCAGCTAAGATTGAGAAAGGTACGAGAGTAGCACAGTTCTTAATGTTTGAAGCAGAGACACTATCAATGTATGATGGTGATTACGGACTCGGAAAGGAGCACGATAAGAAGTATGGAAATTAATATTAAAATAGAAGAGTTGCAAAAACGTTCGTTGTTTATTGCAACACCAATGTATGGTGGACAATGCGCAGGTATGTTCACTAAATCAAGTAATGACTTATCTGCACTTTGTATGCATTACAAAATTCCTGCTAAGTTTTACTATTTGTTCAATGAGAGTTTGATTACTCGTGCACGTAACTATTGCGTTGATGAGTTCTTAAGGTCTGACGCAACACACATGATCTTTATTGATAGTGACATAGCATTCAATCCTAATGATATTATTACTATGTTAGCAATGATGGATCATGAAGACCCTGAGTGTCCATATGACATCTTATGTGGTCCGTACCCTAAAAAGTGTATTTCATGGGAAAAGATTACTCATGCAGTTAACCAAGGTGTTGCTGATGATGATCCAGAGATCCTTTCTAAGTTTGTTGGAGATTATGTATTTAATCCTGCAGAAGGTGGAAATGAGATTAAAATTAGTGAACCTGCTGAAGTGTTAGAAGGTGGTACTGGTTTCATGATGTTCAAGAAGTCTACATTGCAAAAGTTTGCAGATGCGTATCCTAATATGCTCTACAAGCCTGATCATGTAAGAACTCAACACTTTGATGGATCAAGAGAGATTACAGCATTCTTTGATGCAGTAATTGATGATAAGCAACTTAATGTTACTAATGAACTGGAAGCATTTTACAAAGAGAATGCAGAAGCTACGCCTGAGCAGGTTATAGAGTTTGTTAAAGACAAGACTACATCTGCTATTGAAGGTAAGAGATACTCTAATCGATACTTGTCTGAAGACTATATGTTCTGTCAGTGGGCAAGAAACATTGGTATTAAAGTATGGTTGTGTCCTTGGATGGAACTTCAACACATGGGTTCTTTTGTATTCGGTGGATCGTTGAAAGACTTAGCGTCCATTGGAGCTCCAGCAACTGCTGATCCTGGAAAGGTAGGCAAGAACAAAGCAATGTAGGACAATTTATGTTTGAATCTTTAATTTTAACAACAATGCTAACATGGGGTACAGAAACATTAGATACTCCTATTGGCGAGATTGATGCTCACGTCAACCAACAAATGGTAAGTGTACAGAACTTACAAGGTTGGACTGTCGAAGGGTATGAAATGTCTATTAATCCTGACATCGGTAACAAGATGTCAATGACTGACTTTGCAATTGGCAAATCATGGAAATATGGTACTGTCACTGTAGGGGAAGACATCATTAATGTACGAGGTGTATATCCAGTATACGGTGAAAGAGTGTACGGGATTGCAGGGGTTACGTTTAGGGACAGTGTAGATAGAGCAGCTGTAGGTATTGGGTACAAGTTTACTGACAATATCTTCATGCATGCTAGTTATGGACAAGCCGATTATAAAGATGGGTTTGACAGTGATTTTACAGCACTAAGTTTAGTGTTTGTATATTAAATGGAAATTATATTATGAAATTGAGTGAAAGTACTATTAACGTCTTAAAATCATTCTCTGTTATTAACACAGGGATTGAATTGCAACCAGGGAATGTGTTGAAGACAATCTCGCCTCAGAAGTCTATTATGGCTAGAGCTGAGTTGCCTGATACCATTCCAGCAGCTGGTTGTTTCTATGAGCTGCCTAGATTCCTAGGTGCACTAACTCTCTTTGACCAACCTCAGTTGGACTTCAATGAGAAATATGTTACTATCAGAGATGCCAAAAGAACTCTGAACTATACGTTTGCGGATCCGCAAATGATTGTTACCCCTCCAGCTAAGGAAGTAGAACTACCTTCTGTAGATGTTGAAGTCAATCTTACTTGGAATGACATTAACAATACTATGAGAGCAGCTAGTGTTATGTCCTTACCAGAGATTGCAATCACAAGTGATGGATCCACAATCAACATTGAAGCAATCAGTAGCAAGAATCCAACAGCTGACAAGTATGCGACTGTTGTAGATAACAATGCTAGTGGCAAGGTATTCAAGGCTGTGTTCAAATTGGAGAACCTTAAGCTAATGAATATGGACTACACAGTCCAGTTGTCCAGCAAAGGTATCGCTAAGTTTACTTCCATGAACAATAAAACATGGAAGGATGAGAAAGTTGAGATTCAATCTATTCCTCAACTGACTTATTGGATTGCAACAGAACAACATAGTTCATCGTTCGAGTAGGCCTATGCTAGAAAATTATCTTTGGGTGGAGAAATATCGCCCCGGTGTACTAGCAGATTGTATTTTACCAGACGAATTAAAGAATACATTCCAAAAGTTCATCGATAATAAAAACATTCCTAACTTATTGTTATCAGGATCTGCTGGTGTTGGTAAAACGACAGTGGCAAAAGCTATGTTAGATGAACTTGATGCTGACTACATTGTAGTTAATGGTTCATTGCATGGTAACATTGATACGCTAAGAACAGAGATAATGAACTTTGCTACAACAGTATCGTTTAGTGAGGGACGTAAGTACGTAATATTGGATGAGGCTGATTACCTTAATCCACAATCCACACAACCCGCTCTTAGAAACTTTATGGAAGAATATTCTAAAAACTGTGGATTCATACTAACATGCAATTTCAAGAACAGAATCATTGATCCACTACATTCGCGTTGTAGTGTTATTGACTTTACATTTCCAAGAAAACTAGCACCTAAACTTGCTGGTGACTTCTTTGTTAGAGTGAAATCAATACTCGACCAAGAACAAGTTAAGTATGATGAGAAAGTGTTAGCTGAGATTATTCAGAGACATTTTCCTGATTGGAGACGTGTTTTAAACGAGTTACAGCGCTATTCCGTGAATGGGATCATTGATACAGGATTACTAGCTAACTCCTCTCAGAACGCATTTAATTCGCTTCTAGCCCTGCTAAAAGAGAAGAAGTTCAGCGACATGCGAAAGTGGGTTGCACAGAACTTAGATAGTGATCCAACAAGTATTATGAGACAACTGTATGACCATGCCAGTGAGAAAATAGATCCAAAGTCTATACCTCAATTGGTCTTACTTATTGGTGAGTATCAATACAAGTCTGCCTTTGTAGCTGACCAAGAAATTAACTTAGTTGCGTTCTTAACGCAAGTGATGGCAGAAATCGAATTTAAATAGGAGACAATATGCCTTACGTAGAGAAGGTTGGTGTCGAGGGGGTCAAGGATCAGATTGATCAATGGTATCATGTGATGCATGATCAAAACCTCGATGGGTATACTTGTAGAGCTTGTAAGAGAAAAATTACTCAAGTACTGGAAAAAGCCAAGCAAGCATTAGTAGATGCACCGGAGTATGTAGAGGAATAAGATATGCAAATCAAAGTAGCAATTATGGGATATGGGTTTGTTGGTAAAGCAACAGAATATTTCTTAAAAACTTATTGTTCTAATGTTACAGATATTCAAATTCAAGATCCAGCAATGGACTTATGGGTTGAAGATTGGGATAGAGTAGACTATACATTTATATGCGTTCCTACTCCTCAACAAGATCGTAAACTTGATATCTCATATGTGATAGATGCATTGAATAGTTGTTCTGGTAAGCCTATTGTAAGAAGTACAGTAGGACCTGAACAAGTTAATCATTTAAATAGTATTAAACGTATTATTTTATGGCCTGAGTTTCTAAGAGAAAAGACTTGGAAAGAGGATACTGATAACAGTACGCAAATAATTCTTGGGGTTGGATTTCACATCCCTAATGATCTATTTGCTCTTTGTGGTAGAAAAATAAAAACTACTACATTGGGTGAAGCATCGTTATTTAAAATGTCACGTAATGCTATGTTGGCAGCTAAAGTAGCACAAGCTAATATGTTATATGATTTGTGTCAGAAGTTTGGAGGCGTTGAATATAACAATATCAAAGAACTTTTAATTTCTGATGGCACATTAGGTACAACGCACTTTGATGTTCCTGGACATCATGGTAGAGGATTTAGCGGTAAGTGTTTACCAAAAGATACGACGCACTATGAAAGCCTATTTAAAGAATTAAACTTATACACAGAAGTACTGGATTACAATGAAACCTTTTGATTTTGTTAACAGCATAAACTTTACAAAGAAAAATATGATGCGAGGTACAGAGAATGATGACCTTGCAGAGAAAAGTTATGTCCCATATTTAACAAATAAAGCGTTATCATATCACACAGACACATTATTATATGCAAATGAGATTAACCGTCTTCACTTTTTAGACAATAAACTTCAATATGAGTTTTACCTAAATACTCTTAGAAAAAAGAAAAGGTTTGCGAAGTGGGCGAAAGCAGATAGTAATGATGATATAGAAATGATTTCACAATATTTCAACTATTCACCATCTAAAGCTAAAATTGCTCTCACCGTACTTTCGAAAGAGAATCTTCAAGAAATAAGAGAAAAGGTTACTCGCGGTATTGAAAATGATAGACATAACTAGCTTAATTGAAATTAAACTTAAGGACCCAGAAGACTTCCTTAAAGTCAAAGAAACTTTGACACGTATAGGTGTGGCATCTAAAAAGACAAACACCTTATATCAATCATGCCATATTTTACATAAGCAGGGACAATATTATATCGTTCACTTTAAAGAATTATTTTCGTTAGATGGTAAAGCATCTGATTTTAATTTTGATGATATATCAAGACGAAATACGATAGCGCTTTTACTAGAAGAATGGAACCTTGTAGAAATTGTTAATAAACAAATGACACAGCCAGCTGACAGTATAAGTTCTATCAAAATTATTCCTCACTCTCAAAAGGGTGATTGGAATTTGGTTGCCAAATATAATATTGGCAAACGAAAATAGGGTCAGGTCCATCCACTTGGCCGGCCTGCGAGCGATGTTCCTGGCCCGACCTATTGACATTAACACACATACACACAGGAGGAAATTATGTCGACACCAAAATCTGGATTTGAAATCCGAGCAGACTTGTTAAAGCAAGCACAAGAACTTCTTCAAGATAATAACTATAGGAAGATCGATTACTATCACGCACAAGTATCAAGAGCACTGGATGAAAAGGATGTGAACTATCCTGACTATCCTATGGATTGCTTAAGTGGTATTAACTCTGCTGATATAATCACAGTTGCAAAACAATTTAACGAGTTTGTTAACGAAAAGTAGTTGATTTTAAATCTTATTGGGAGAGATAATATAAATAATAACGAGTGCTCATAAGAGGCTCGAAATTAAACTTCGCTTAGAAAAGGAGGAAACATGACAATCTACGAAGAACCCTTTGGTCGTTTCAGACCGTTTGGTATTGGCTTTGATGAAGCCTTTCGCCAATTAGATAAACTGCACGCAACTACAACAGGTAACTACCCGCCCTACAATATTGTAAAGGTGGATGAGGAAAACTTCCTTGTTGAAATTGCAGCTGCCGGATTCGCTAAAAGCGACTTTGATATCACTCTTAAAGATGGATCATTAACCATCACAGCAAAATCTGAAAAAGAGGATGCTAAAGAGTATGTGCATAAAGGTATTGCAGCTCGTTCTTTTGAAAGAACATTTGCATTAGCTGAGCATGTTGATGTCAAAGGAGTATCTTATAAAGACGGTATTCTGTTGGTTGAATTATCTAAAGTAATTCCTGAAGAGGAAAAACCCAAGAAGTTCACTATCAAGTAACGTTGACCTTAAATAGGAAATAACTTAAACTGGGGGCTATTAGTAGCCCCCTTCTTTGTGTGGGCATATATACTTTTATATACCGTAATATTTCGCATACAAGGAGGACAAATATGTTAGAGAGAATTCATAAATTTATGAAGTCAGGAAGACTGAATAAAGTGATTAAACTTGCGATCGATCGCAAGAAAGTAAGAAAAGGAAAAAGAAAACATGGACATGCAAAAACTTAGAGAAGAAATTGAACTTGATGAAGGGGTAGTCAATAAGATATACCTTGACCATCTTGGTTATCCAACGTTTGGAATTGGTCATCTCGTAAAGGATACGGATCCAGAAAAAGGACTACCCGTAGACGCACCAGTCTCTGAAAAGAGAATCGAAGAGGCTTTCCAACAGGACATGAACTGGGTTGAATCAGACTGTGTAAAAATGTTTGCAGAGTTTAGAGAGATGCCAGAAGAAGTCCAAAGAGTAGTAGCAAACATGATGTTCAATCTTGGGTACACGAGACTGAACCAATTTAATAACTTCAAAGCAGCAATTCGTGAAGGTGACTGGAACGAAGCAGCTAAAGAAGGACGCGACAGCAGATGGCACAAGCAAGTGACCAATAGAGCTGAGCGTTTAATGGTAAGGTTGGAAAATGTCTAAAATGTTATTACAAGCACTTAAGAAAAAATTAGAAGGTGATATGGCTGTAGCTAGAGCCAATATAGAAGTCTACAAAAAAGATTCTGTTGGTATCGGTGAACACCCAGAAATTGTACAAGCTATTGAAATTGAACTTAGCAAGTATAGTGAAGCAGTAGATAAGTTAGGAAACCTAAATCAGATTCTACAAGAAACTGATCCAACATTTATTCAAGAATGAAAATTAAAAAAATTGAACACCATCAAATGGATATCATCCGTGAGTATGATTTAGATGAAGAATTACTAAGTGAATGTAATCTTACAGAAGATGACGTTTATGACATAATTGCTGAAAGTGATGATGTTCCACCTGAAAAGTATGATGACTTTTATAATCTAATGTCTGAAGCAGAACCAATAGATATTCAAGAGGATCTGTGGACAGATAGAAAAGGTGGTTATGACATCAGTTATATTATAGAGGACTAAATGCTAAAATGGCTTAACGGTGACGTTAGCGATAAAGGTAAAATAGGCATTACGTTTGGCTGTATGGATCTGCTACATGCTGGTCATGTAGCAATGTTAGCTGAAGCAAAACAAGTATGCGATTATCTTATCGTCGGATTACAGAATGATCCCTCAGTCGATAGACCTGAGAAAAATAAACCTATACAATCTATCTTTGAACGGCAGTTACAAATTACAGCATGTAGATTTGTTGACGAAGTCGTTGTTTATAATACAGAAGCTGATGTTCTTGACATACTAAAAACGTTACCTATTGATGTTAGAATCATAGGCAGCGATTATGTCGATAAAGATTTTACTGGAAAGGACTACTGCGTTGACAACAATGTTGATATTGTGTATAATAGCAGAGATCATTCATTCAGTACAAGCAGCTTAAGGGATAGAGTTAAAAATTCATGAAGTTTTATACAAACATAGTTCAAAACAACAATGTAATTCTTGAACGATACATTGAAGATGGCGTACAGAAACAACGTGAAGTTCCATACATGCCTACATTGTTTGTTAGCACTGTAAAACAGACGCCATTCAAAACTATTAAAGGCGAGAACGTTGAACCAAAGATGTTCAACAGTATTAGAGAAGCTCGTAATTATATTCAAGAGCATAACAATATATCAAACAAGCCAATCTATGGCATGCAACAATTTGCTTATGCATACATCAATGAAGAATATCCGCAAAGAGACTTTGATGTAAATCAGCTTACCGTATTCAACTTTGATATTGAGACCAAGTCCGATGAAGGATTTCCTAACATAGCAGAAGCTGATAAAGATATTCTGTCAATTGCTGTAAGATGCAAGAATCAATCATACATCCTTGGTTTAGATGAATACAAGCCTAGCGGTGATGACATCTACATTAAATGTTCATCAGAAACCGATCTACTTCTAAAGTTCATTGAACTGTGGGTAAGATGTAATCCAGATATTGTTACAGGTTGGAACATTGAGATGTTCGATATTCCTTACACTGTTAATAGAATTAGACGTAGAGTTGGTAAAGAAGCAGCAGATAGACTTTCACCTTGGGGCATGGTTAGAGATAGACATATTCCTACAGCTGCATCAAGAGCTAACAATGATAACACGCCTAACGCAAAAGATATTATTGGTGTCACGGTTCTTGATTATATGAATCTATACAAAAAGTTTACATATTCGCAGCAAGAAAGCTATGCACTAGATTACATTGGTGAAGCAGAATTAGGTGAGAAGAAATTAGACTATAGTGAGTACGGAACGCTTAATGAACTATACAAACAAGACTATCAAAAGTTCCTAGACTATAACATCAAAGACGTTGTGCTTGTTGAACGACTAGATGACAAGATGAAGCTAATTGAGCAAGCATGTACAATTGCATACGATGCTGGGGTCAACTTGGTAGACTCGTTGACGTCTGTGCGTATGTGGGACGTTATTATTCACAACTATTTGTATGCTAAGAATATTATTGTTCCACCTAAAGAGCAAGTTGATAAAGATTTTCAAGTAGAAGGTGCTTACGTTAAGGATCCACAAACTGGATTACATAACTGGGTTGTATCGTTTGACTTAAACAGTCTGTACCCTCACTTGATTATGCAATACAATATCTCACCAGAAACGTACGTTAGAGATATTGGTCAAAGACCCACTGCAGATGAAATTATAGGTGGGCTATATAACAATGAAAACATCAGAAAGTATATGGACGACCATAACGTCACAGTATGCGGTTCAGGTGCCATGTACACAAAGGACTTCCAAGGTTTCTTACCTAAGCTGATGGAAACAATGTATAATGATCGTGTGAAATGGAAGTCACGAATGATCGAAGCAAGGAAACAATATGAAAAACAACCTAGTAGAGAACTTGAGTACGAGATTGCAAAATGCAACAATATGCAAATGGCTAAGAAGATCCAACTTAACTCAGCATACGGTGCTCTTGGTAACCAGTATTTTAGATTTTTTGATACAAAGTATGCTGAGTCTATTACACTATCTGGCCAGCTTTCGATTAAGTGGATGGAGACTCACCTCAACAAGTTCCTTAATGCAAAGCTTCAGACGGAAGCAGTTGACTATGTCTTGGCGGTCGATACAGATTCGTTATATGTTACTCTCGACGAGCTGGTCAATCAATCGGGCATTGATACAACTGAAAATAGCAAAGTGGTGGACTTCCTCGACAGAGTGGCTACAGAGGTCCTTGAACCGTTCATAGACAAGAGTTACTCCCAACTTGCCGATTACGTTAATGCGTATGAGCAAAAGATGGTAATGAAGCGAGAAGCAATTGCTCGTAATGGTGTATGGACTGGAAAGAAACATTACATCCTTGATGTGTATGATAATGAGGGCGTCCGATATGCTGAACCTAAACTTAAAACAATGGGCATGGAAGCAGTACGATCGTCTACACCTAAAATCGTTCGTGAAAATTTAAAGAAAGCCTATGGCGTTTTGTTACGTGAAGGTGAGAAAGCTATTAGAGAATTTATTGATAACTTTGAGAAAGAGTTTAGACAATTGCCATTTGAGGACGTGTCTTTTCCAAGAGGTTGTCGATTCATTAAAAAATGGGAAAGTGCTTCGGACATATACAAGAAAGGTACGCCGATCCATGTTCGTGGAGCATTACTATATAACAAACTAATAGAAGAGAAGAAATTAACTAAGAAATACAATAACATATTTGAGGGAGACAAGATTAAGTTCTGTTACATGAAGTTGCCTAACCCTCTTAGAGAAAACGTTTTTGCTGTTCCAATGGTACTTCCACCAGAACTACAGTTGGATCAGTACGTAGACTACGAGAAACAATTTGATAAAGCATTCAAGGAGCCATTAAATAACATTTGTGAATGTATGGGGTGGTCATTAGAAAAGCAGTTCACTCTTGATGATTTCTTTGTATAAATAGGACTATGGCAGAAAAAAACTTACATGACTTAAGTACTTTTGATTTTGGGTTTAGTGTTGTAGACGCTGACGAGTTGGATGCTGTCCAATCTGTTAAGCAAGAAGCTGCAAGTGCAGCGTCTACATCAGCTGAATGGCAAGCACAAGCAGAAGAGTGGCAGGCAAAAGCTAACGCCATTTACGGAGCTATTGTTCCTTTGTTAAACAATCTTCAATCTAATGAAGAAAAGGAATATATCTATTGGCCTAATCGATCTGTTAAGATTGATCAGTTTAAACTAAAACTACAACAAGTATTAAATGATTAATTACTTAGCTATATTTGCATCATTGTGTGTGGCAACAGTTGCTGCATACTATTCTATCGTTGGACTTTCAACAATATTTTCTGGTGCATTTTGGTCAGTTGTGATAATGGCATCAGTACTAGAGTTCGCTAAAATTATCACAGCAGTTTATGTTCATTTACGTTGGAGTGACATAAACAGAGCATTCAGATATTATTTAACTACTGCAGTAATTGCTTTGATGTTAATTACGTCATTAGGTATATTTGGTTTCTTATCAAAGGCACACATAGACAGTCAAACAGCATCAGCAGACAACTCAATAGCAATTGAATTAATTGATAGTCAAATACAAAGAGAACAAAAAGTAGTAGATTACGTTGACTCTCAGTTTAATCTCTTAGATAATGCATACGAGGAATGGATATCTAAAGGATACATTACGAGGGCACTAAATGAGCGAGACAAACAATCAGAACAAAGAGAGCAACTTAGTGGACAACAAACTCAAGCTACAGAAAAAATTAATGAGCTTGTACTTAGAAGAGCTGAACTCGAGCGAGAAGCTGTTAGACAAGAAGCTGAAGTTGGCCCAATCAAGTATGTTGCAGAAATTGTATACGGTGACGATGATGATCGTATTGATGATGCTGCTCGTATTCTTATCTTGGTATTGATATTTGCATTTGATCCGCTAGCGCTTTTATTGTTACTAGCAAGTACATCTGTAATTTATAAAGAGAATGATTACATTCCACCTATCATTGATGAAAGTGATATAAATGATTTAAGGGAAGGTACCACCGTTTCTGTTAAAGAAATAAATGAGTACATTAGGAAAAAAAGAGAATATTTCCCTAAGAAAAAATAACTGAAGGACATTATGTGTAGCGTTGAAGGCTTTACTGGTAAGCATGATTTTACCATTGAACAATTTACAAAATTTAATAAATGCAGAGGACCTGATGATACAACGTATTTTCAAGATTCGTTATTATCATTAGGGCACAATCTACTGTCGATATCACCAAATTCTACTCCAAAACGACAGCCCTGGATATGTCCAGGAGGAGAAATTCTTACATGGAACGGTGAGATTTTTGGACTAGAAAATAATCAATTTGATACAGAAGTATTTGGTGAAATTATATCCAAGCACTCTATTGCTAAAATGAAGCATAATATTAATTGGATGGGTGCAGGAGTTATATACGACCCAGAAAAGTATCGTCTTACATTGTTTAGAGACCATTTTGGAATTAAACCTTTATACTTCGTTGAGTATCAACAAAATATTTTCTTTTCTTCAACAGCAAGACCGCTATATGCAGTACTTCAAAGTAAAGGAATTCCGATTGAAAAGGATAAAAATCACTTTAGATCGTTTCAATCTAATGACAGACATATGTTTGGGATGTATACGCCCGTAAATCGCATTCAAAGATTGGCGCCAGGTCAAGTATTGTTATGGGATATTAGAGAAGGTAAATTTGATGGAGAAGACAATCTCTGGGGACAAGATCCTAAAAAATGGAATCTTCGTATGAATATGAATTGGATCCCTGAGAGACTGGAAGATAAGTTTGTAAAAGGAATAACAGAAGTATGTAATGCGCCTGGAATAAAAAAAACTATTTCGTTAAGTGGCGGTTTGGATAGTACGTTGATAGCATCAATTGCAAAAGATTTAGATAATATAGACGTTCAGACAGTTAAATATGAAAACTTTACTCCTGAACAAGATGAAACAATCAATGACAATATGTTCTTTGAGTGGGACCTTGCTAAAAAGACAGCAAATAAATTTAAACTTCCATTTCACACAACCAAGTATCCATACGATAATAACAAGATAATCAAGTATGGGCAATTTGCACTGTCTATTCCTCAGTGGGACAGAAATAGATGGACAACAAGATTTGCAAACATAAAAGCTGCTTCAGATAGAGGATCCAAAATATATATTGTTGGAGATGGTGCTGATGAACTATTGACTGGATACAACGGTGATTATGATTACTTTGAGGAAAGAAAAAGACCAAAGATGAGTAAGCAAATAATCGATGCATATGCTAACAATGATTTTAAATGGTGGCACCTTAAAAGAGTTACACCGTGGTGGTTGTTTGGCGATGATTTAATTAACAATCGTTTGTTTACTAGATTGTTCCAGCATGTTGATTCTTTCTGTACGACCGTAGATCATATGTGTGGTAATTTTGGAATGGAAAGTAGAGTGCCATTTTTACACCAAGAGCTTGCCAAATATTTGTTAAAAATACCAGCGGTTGATAAGCTCCATGTTCCGTTTAGTTATAGTGAGAATGATAGACATATGTACAAAGGTCATTATAAAATAATGATACGTGATTACATGAAACAATACATTCCCCTCCATATTCGTAAAAGAGATAGCAAGATAGGATTCTCTACTCCATGGAATGCAAGGGACGATAAAAGAAATCAAGCCTTAGCAAAAGAGGATTGGAGATTATTACAGTTACAAGCAGAGAAGTTTTTTAACTTTGATGTTGATTTTAAAAATGAATGGGACGATAATAGCGAATCAATTAATGACAGTAATATTACTGTAGACCTAAGCGGAGATTAGTATGGGTGAATTTTTTAGAAATTTTGTTGAGGATCTTAAGGACGAGGATACTTCTATTGCATCAGATGGTTTAGCTGCTGGTGAGTTTAGTGGCACAATAGATTCTGGTTCATATATCCTTAATGCATTGTTAAGTGGATCCTTGTTTGGTGGTATTCCTAACAATAAAGTTACTGCATTTGCAGGAGAATCAGCTACAGGTAAAACGTTCTTTGTGTTAGGATGTGTGAAGGCATTCTTAGAATCTAATCCTGATGCTGGCGTAATGTATTATGATACTGAAGCAGCTGTTACTAAGGATATGATGGAAGCAAGAGGAATTGATACTTCTCGTGTAATCATTTCAGAACCTCAGACCATTCAAGAGTTTAGACATCATGCACTTAAGTCTATTGACCTCTATGAAAAAACTCCTAAAGATAAAAGACCACCATTCATGTTTGTCTTAGATTCTTTAGGGCTACTCTCTACTACAAAAGAATTAGAAGATATCTCTGAAGGCAAAGAAACTAGAGATATGACCAAAGCTCAAGTAATCAAAGCTGCATTTAGAGTGCTTACACTTAAACTTGCAAGAGCTGGCATACCAATGTTAGTAACTAACCACGTATACGAAGTAATTGGAAGTTATATTCCACAGAAAGAGATGGGTGGCGGTACTGGACTTAAGTATGCTGCAAGCACAATTGTGTATCTCGGTAAGAAAAAAGAAAGAGATAACACTACAAAAGAAGTTGTTGGTAATATTATCAAAGCAACTACTTATAAATCAAGATTGTCTAAAGAAAATGCTACAGCAGAAGTTCTGTTAAGGTATGATAGTGGTCTTGATAAACATTATGGACTTATTGAGTTAGCTATTGAAGCTGGCTTATTTGAAAAGAATGGGTCTAGGATTGTGGCTAATGGTAAAAGCGTATACGCTAAAAACATTCTTGGTAGTCCAGAAGAATATTTTACTACTGAAGTCCTCAATGAACTAGACAAATTTGCACAGGAGAAATATAGTTATGGTTCCGGATCCCAAATGGCATCTGAGGATATCGTTAGTGAAGAGTCTGCTTAGAATAGCAGCTGGATTTGCATTAATCGTTCACAACTTTCTTATTGCAGGCGTACTATTCATAGTCGCTGAAGCATTAGGTATCCTTGAAGAGCTTGTATGAGTATATCAGATATTAAACACAGGGGTCTTTTTAGAGTAGATGTATTACGAATAGTATTAGATTTGCCTCACAAAGAGATCTCTGAGTATCTTATTGAAGATAGCAAAGATTGGGAAAGGTATACAACATACCATGATGCTAAATTAAATAAAAAAGTGCTTGAAGGTATGCCTGGATATCAAGATATGATTAATGATATCACAAAAGCATCGCACGAATTTGTTAAGAGAACCAAACGTAAACCATTCATAGACGATGATGACGTATTCATATCTACATGGGTAAGTATCTATGATGAACACGATCAACATGGTTCACATTTTCATCCTAAGTCTCTTATAGCTGGAACATACTATCCACAGACAAGTTCAGAAAGTTCTGCCATTACTTTAGAATCTCCGTGGACTAATTTTACAAGTCATGATACAATACCATTTCAAGAGATGTTGTTTGACTATAAACCTAATCCTGGCGATATGTTATTATGGCCAGCGTGGTTGAACCATAGAGTGTCACCACAAAAGAAATCAGATACAAAAAGAATAGCAATTTCATTTAACATAGATTACCAGAGATATCATCAATGATTGAGAAACAGATACTAGCAGGACTTATTAATGACGAACAATATACTCGTCAAGTTCTTCCGTTCTTAAAAGAACATTATTTTGGTCAAATAGATCAAAAGCTAGTATTCAAGATTATTACTCAATACTTTGAGAAGTACAATGCACTACCTAAGAGAGAAGCACTCTCAATTGAGATAGAACAAGTAGCAGGGGTAGATGATAAAACTATACAAAGTGCATTACAGACTGTTAATGAATTACCTACGACGGATGTCGATGAATGGCTAGTTGATCAAACAGAGACTTTTTGTCAAGATAAAGCAATCTACAATGCAATCATGTCTGGCATTGAGATCATAGAAAAGACCCCTGATAATAAAGGACAACTTCCTGGGTTATTGCAAGAAGCATTGCAAGTGAGTTTTGATAACAGCATTGGTCACGATTTTATTGATGACGCTGATAGACGATATGAGTTCTATCATCAAGAAGAAACTAGAGTTCCTTTTGACCTAGATATGATGAACAAAATTACTAAAGGTGGATTACCAACAAAAACGCTTAATATTATCCTAGCAGGTACTGGCGTAGGTAAGTCATTGTTCATGTGCCATTGTGCAGCAGCTAACATTACAGAAGGCAAGAATGTATTATACATTACAATGGAGATGGCAGAAGAAAGAATTGCTGAAAGAATTGACGCTAATTTATTAGACGTAACTATGGAAGACCTCAATGTGTTACCTAAGTCAGCCTACGATAAGAAAATGGCAAGACTAAAAGAAAGGTGTACAGGTAAATTAGTAATTAAAGAATACCCAACAGCAAGTGCAAATGCTAATCACTTTAGACATCTAATTCAAGAACTAAGAACAAAAAAGAACTTTAAACCAGATGTAATATATATTGACTACCTCAACATATGTGCATCGTTTAGAATTAGAGGAGGCGCAAATGCAGGATCGTATGCCATTGTCAAAGCGATTGCAGAAGAATTACGAGGACTGGCTGTGGAATGCAACGTGCCAATCATCAGTGCGACACAAACCAATAGACAAGGGTTCTCAAGCTCTGATATTGGTTTGGAAGATACGTCGGAGTCTTTCGGTCTACCGGCAACAGCTGACTTCATGGTGGCACTCTCGCAAACAGAAGAACTCGAACGATTAAACCAATACATGATCAAGCAGCTTAAGAATAGATTTGCTGATCCAGCTTTTCATAGAAAGTTTGTTGTTGGCGTAGATAAGTCTCGTATGAGAATTTATGATGTAGAGCAGAGTGCTCAGAAAGAAATTATTGATGATACGCCTTTATTTGATAGAAGCGAGTCGTCAAAGAACTTAAAAAACATATTTGACGATTTTAAATGAACATATTAACAACATACCTAGGACACGAATCTAACATAGTAACTTACATAGATGGTAAGATTACTATCTTTGAGCTAGATAAACTTGTAGGTGAAAAATGGACAAAAGTAGCTACTAAACCTGTAGTAGAAATTTGTAATATATTTGAACAGGTGTTTGATATTATTGGCACTAATTCATTTGATCTTTGGGTTAATGGATCCATCGGTGATGAAGGTGCAGGTAATGGAGACGTATGGGCTACTAAATTCAAAAAAATCATTGATTACAAGAGACATATTAACGGCCCTGGACACCACTTATGTCACGGTTACAGTTCTTTTTATCAATCTCCGTTTGAAAAAGCATTTATTATCTCTAGTGACGGTGGAGGTAATGATGGCGTATTTAATATGTACAGAGCAGATAGACAAAATGGCCTTCAATTATTTCAGCGAATAGATAGGTTTGATCTTGGAACAATCTATGGTCTGTTAGGATGTTCAAGTAAAGAGATTACTGATACTACTGGACATTATTTAGATGTAGCAGGTAAAGCAATGGCATTGGCCAGCGTAGGTCATGATCGTAGTAGAGATGTAAAGTTAAGAAATTTTATTCAAGACATATACACCGGACAGACGTTTGGTCATTTTAATGAATATGTTGGTTTAAAAAAAGGGACGCACAACGTTAATGTTGCTGTAGGCAATCATGTAAAAGCTAAATTCCAGTCTTTAGAAGATAACAGTTTATCAAGACAAATCTGTGAAATAAATCAGACGCAACTTGAAAATAAGTTTTATTCAATAGTCAATGACAGATCGTATGAAATATTTTCTCGATACGATGGTAATCTAGTTCTTACTGGCGGTGTTGCAATGAACGTCGTGAACAATCAAAAACTAAGAGATAAGCAAGGTGTTGATTTATTCGTTCCATGTAATCCTAGTGATAGAGGTCTTGCGTTAGGACTATTGTATTGGTATCTACATTTGACTGGCATGGAAATTCCTAGAGGTTCACAACACTATGCAGGACCTCCATTGATAGGTGATGGTCCTATTGATCCATCTAAAAGAAAGACATCAATCAAAACAATTGCAAACATGCTTAAAAAAGGTGCTATCCTTGGAGTAGCAGAAGGCAATGGTGAAATAGGAATGAGAGCTTTAGGTAGACGATCAATCATTTGTGATCCAAGCATTCCTGGAATGAAAGACAAAATCAATGCTGAGGTCAAAGGAAGAGAATGGTTTAGACCATTTGCACCGATAATATTAGAAGAACACTTAGATGGATTCCAGTCATCCTCATTTGATAACTTAGAATATATGGCTTATGCTGTTCCAGTAACAGATGAGTTTGCTGAGAAGTATCCTGCTGTATGTCATGTGGACAATACAGCCAGAGTTCAATTGTGCAATGATGAAAATAGCACAGTATACAAAATTATGAAAGAATTAGGAACACCATTGCTAAACACCTCTTTCAATATTCAAGGGCAACCTATAATTGCTCGAGAATCAGAGGCATTTGATATGTTAAACAGTGGCGTCTTAGACGGCATTGTCGTGAATGGTGTCCTATATAAAAAACCCAAAAGTGATAAATAAGCGTAGTTCTTGTGAGACTCAGTGGGGACTGGATCTAGAGGCAAGTGTTTAGTCAAACTAAGCAGATGGAATTGACGGGATTTATCGTGGGGTTCGACCCGTCCAAGAACACTTAGAAGGTTTTTTAGAGGTGCCAAATTGGCACCTTTTTTTTCGTTTGAAATTTGTGATAGGAGTGTGTTGAATAACATCAACACTATTTACAATCCTTAACTTTTGGGGAATTAGCTGTTGACTTCAAATCAAGAATAGGAGATAATAGTTGTATAAAGTAAAGGAGTAAATATGTTAGAATACAGGATCTTAGGAAACCAACCAGAACCATCATTAGTAAAAGAGGGTTTAAATATCATCGACTTTGAGGTTAGATGTAAAGACGAAGAAATCTTTGCAGTAGGTAAAGATATGATTGAGCAATTTGTTGCTCTTAATCCAGAACTTGAAGGATGTCAACTTTACATTAATGATCCAATGACTGTTGGATTATATCCATCACATGACGAAAATGGTGATATGTACCACGGAGTTGATAACCCATCACCATATAACTTTGATAAACTTGTTCAATCATTAGAAGAAGTTGGTTTTTATGGTAAGTTTGCATCATATAAACAAGTTGGAGAAATTGTTGACCTCAAATCAATAATTTAGTATAATAGTTGTATAATTTAAAAAGTAAGGAGAAAATTATGAATTATAGTGAAAGTGATAAAGTATTAGTAAAAAGAAATAGAGCAATCTTTTATGAGAAGTTCTATGAGTTTTTATTAGATGGTGTTGAGAGAAACGGAAGTTACAGTTTTGTACAAATCAAAAAAGATTTGCAAGATGAAGATTCAATCATTAACGATCTATATAAAAGTATTACTAATGTCGGTGAGTATGGATACGACATGTATTGGGATCTATATGATTATAGTGATAGGCTAAGAAACAATATTGATGGTGCACTAGCTGATAGTGATTTAGTTGTAGAAAAACAGGGTCATAGACTGTTCGTAGTACACGAGAACAGTGTTGACTCTAATTACTAAAAGAGGTATCATAAAGATATGAATGACGCATTTGAAACACTAAAAGACGGAATCTACAACCAGATGGCTTGTAATCCAGAAGCTCTGGTTGAGGCGTTTTGCAGAATGACTGACGGTCAAATTCAAAGGTTTGCTAATGCAGCTTCTGAAAAAAAGATTGCAGTAGCAATTGAACACGCTCTGCATGCTGCAGAGTTAGATTTTATGGTTGGAGAAGATTAATGGCATTTAAACCTTATCGCAATACCAAGAACGAAATGACGTTTGATCGAGCTGATTCAATGGCTCGTGGGAACAAGAAAAAACTAGAAGAGTTTTTTCACAACTGTTTTGTTAAACTACATTATTATGGAAAAGAAGACGAAGCATTTTACTTTGAAATGATTCACGACCACATTAAAGATGGCGGTGATCTTGATCCAGATAATGTTTCAATGATTTTAGGATTATGAAGTTCGATAAACATTTCTTACCACTATGGCTAACTTTATTCTTTATGATGTTTCTATCAATTCAAGAAGCAAAAGCGTATGATGAGAATGAAGACAGGTTTTGGCTTGCTATGAATATGTACCATGAAGCGGGTAACCAATCGGATGCTGGACGTATTGCAGTTGCGCTGGTGACGTTGAACAGAGTTAACTCTTGGGGTTGGCCTGATCAAATCGACCAAGTAGTAACGCAAGGTCCAACATACGTTAACTGGAAAGGCAATGTATTGCCAATCAGGAACAGGTGCCAGTTCAGTTGGTACTGTGATGGTGAGCCAGACGAACCTGAAGATAGTAAGACTTGGGAAGAATGCCTCAAACTTGCTAACATGATAATGGATGAAGGAATGTATGATTTTACTCATGGATCCACACATTATCATAGTGATAAAGTAGACCCATATTGGAATAAGCACCTAAAGAAGACGTTGGTTGTCGATAACCACATCTTCTATAAATAGGTGTATGGCATTTAGTATAAGAGTAGAAACACCAAGCAATTTTACACAACTTCAGAAGCAGCTAAGTAAAGATCAAGCCATGCTTATGGTTAGATGCTACGATGCAATTGCTGCTGAGTTGGGTTGGACTATTGTTGCTGGTGTAGGGACTGATGGTGGTAAATTCAAAGTACCGAATTCATTTAAGGATGAGTTTGGTGAGTCTCAAGGTAAAGGTAAAATTCATTCAGCACTTGTAAAGCATGGAATAAACAAGACTGCATTTAAAGCATTTGGTAATGGAAGCACAGGAGGAGGAACCAGTGCTGTCGATACGAAGATGCAAGAGAATGGTTCACTTTTATACTTCCAACATTATATTGAAACTGGTAAATTTCCTAGCGACAAAGAAATAAGAAAGATTTATCCGAAAGCAACAGATAATTGGATTACTTCATTTGAGACACAATCAGTTAAACTAAAAGAGTATCTAGGAGCTCAAAAGAATTACAATTATTCTCGTGATGATGGTATCATGCCTTTTATTGAGAATCTTGCAAAACAACATTGTGGTGTATCTACTATAGATAACTGGAACCCTGCTGACGTTTATATTGTAAAAAAGGATAAGGAAAAAGAAGTAAGAGAGAAGTTAGGTAAATGTGCCGATCATCCTAATCCTAAAGCAGCCAGAGATTATCTAAACGAGTGCATGCAAAACTATGTCAAGGATAAAATCTTAGTAGGAATTTCTCTTAAAGCATTGAAGCCTCCTACAAAGGCATCGATAGAAGAAACAAACCTTGTTACTAAAACTAGAGAAAATACTGTAAGTCTTGACAGTGATTTTAAATGTAGTTGGGAATTGTTAGATGGTAAAATGTTTAAATCTACAGAAACGCAATTCTTTATTAGAGATAATGTAAAGCGATACTCTGTTCAGATAAGAACATTTACAAATTCAAATGCTCGTGAACAAGTCCAAATGGAGATAACTCCTGTTGGAGGTGGTGCAAAGTTAGGTAAGGTATCTGCAGATGCAGCTATTGATCCATACTTGAGTGGTGAATCATTGACCAGGCCTTTGAACAGAAATGTTCCAAAACAAGGACAGTTTACACAAAGAGATTTAGATCAAGTAATAGCGTTGTATAATGAACTAAAATCAGGTACAATAGGCGGACAAAAAGTACTTTGGGATATTCCGGGTGATAGTAGTTTTGAAATGCAACTTAGAATGGCAGTGTCAGCTGAGAGAACATTAACGCCGACTGCAAGAATTTTATCTGCAAAGATTCAAGGTATGAAATATTTAAAGGTGTTTAAGGAATTAGATAGAAAAGGCAAGTTGAATAGTTTCTTAAACGTTTGTTATTATGGTGCAAAAAAGGAATACGAAGGCGCTGGTCCTTTTGTAAAGATTAGTTAATATGGCAAAAAATACACACATGACTCACTTGGAAGACGCTGTCTTCCTACTTGGTATTGAAGGCACTCGTCAATCAGTTAACTTTCTTATTGGTATGAGAGAGACACTTAATGGTACGACAAATAGACCAACAACTACATCTGTTAAGTGGGATGGTGCACCAGCTATCTTTATTGGCCAACATCCTGAAACTAAAGAGTTCATAGTTGCTAAAAAGAGTTTATTTAACAAGGAACCATTATTCTATAAAAGCATTGCAGAAATTAATGCAACGAAGGATCTTAATCCTGAATTAAAAAGTAAATTTAAAGCAGCATTTGAAGGTTATAAAAATGCAAACATCAGAGGAATTATTCAAGGTGATTTCCTTTGGGAGAATAAAGACCTTAAAACAGAAATCATTGATGGTGAAGAAGTTATAACATTTCATCCAAATACTATTGTATACTCGATACCTAAAAATAGTGACCTTGGTAAGAAAATAGCAGCATCTAAGTTTGGTATAGTATGGCATACAACTTACACAGGAAGAACTTTACAAACAATGAACGCCTCATTTGGCGTACGTATGCCAGCACAACCAAGACAGGGCGTTCAGTTTGATGCTATGTACAAAGATGTTGCAGGTTCTGCATCTCTAACAAAAAGTGAAAGTAGAACATTAGCACGACATTTAACTCTTGCAGGCAGACATTTCAAAAAAATACAACGTAGTTCTTTTGCTGTATTTGATAATGAGGCTCTTGCAATACTTGCTACCTCATATACTAACTCATATATCAGAGCTAATAGAGTGCCATCAGAACGAGAACTGGCAACAGGATTCTTGCCTTACTTAGATGCATATGCTGCTAAACAAATAAATGCATTGAAGTCTGATGCAGGTAAAAAGAGAAAAAGAATGGCTATGTCACAATTGATTTCACCTGTTAGAAGAATGGGGAGTGAACAAATAGGACATATGTTTAGCTTATATCATCACTTACAAATTTCAAAAAATATGCTAGTAAAAAAACTAAATAGTTCAGGATTTATTAAAACGTTCCTTAAAACACAAGATGGATGGAAAGTAACAGGTCAAGAAGGATTTGTTGCTATTGATAAATCTGGAGCAAACGCTGTCAAACTTGTAGATCGTTTAGACTTTAGTTACGCTAACTTTAGTCCTAATGTAATTAAGGGGTGGCAGACAGACTTACGGAGATAATTATTATAAATAAACATAGGCGATATTCCAATAGAGCCTCGAAAGAGTGGAATGTTAAACACAAGTTAGCCTACGGGAAACCTTATGCCAATTGATAATCAACCAATAGCTGGAAAAAGTCCAGGAATAGATACAGGTGCTCCAGGAGTAGTTACTCCTCCACCTCCATTAAAAAAACCTAAGAAAGATGGCCTTAAATTAGAAAAGCCATCTAAGAATCTTAAAGATATCGTCGATATCAACCCTACCATGAAAGAAGCAGCAGAGAAACATGCTGTAATGACATTTGGTAGAATGAATCCTCCTACAACAGGTCACGAGAAACTTATTCATAAAACACATAGCATTGCTCAAAAGCATGGAGCAAAAGCTCATATCGTGTTATCTCATTCTCATGATGCAAAGAACAACCCTTTACCTCAAAAAGATAAAATTAACTATGTTAAGAAAGTCCACAAAGGAGTTCATGTAACAGGATCCAGTAAAGAACACCCAAACTTCTTATCACACGCTAAGAAGTTACATCAAGCAGGTCATGATCATCTACACGTTGTAGCTGGATCTGACAGAGTTGGTGATTATAAAAGAGTATTAAACAAATATAATGGTCACAAAGATCATTATAACTTTAAATCGATCACAGTACATAGTGCAGGTCAAAGAGATCCAGACAGTGAAGGCACATCTGGTATCAGTGGTACAAAGATGAGAGCTCATGCTAGAGCTGGAGACCACAATTCATTTAAAGCTGGCCTACCTAAGTCATTACATGGTGATCATAAAAAAATTATGTCACACATTAAAGAAGAGATAGAGAACGCAGAATTATTAGAACAGTTTACAGATGAAGTAATGGATCAATTGATTGCAGAAGATTATGCAGTCGAAGAGATGATCAACGAAAGAGTTATGACGTTGTTACAAAGACGTAAAGCAGCTCTTAAGATGAGACGTCTTAGATTTAGAATTGCTCGTGCTAGAAAACTTAAAAAGAAAAGAATGGCAACGACGGATATGTTGACAAGAAGAGCAAGACGTCAAGCAAGATCATTCATCAGAAAAAGAATTGCAGGTAAACAAGGTGGTGATTATGCAAACTTATCACCCTCCCAAAAAATTCAGATAGATAAAAGAGTAGAGAAAAAAGCAGCATTCATTACTAAGCTCGCAAAAAGATTGCTGCCTAAAGTTAAACAAGCTGAGCTAGCAAGGTTAAGAAGTGCAAGAAAACAAAAAGAATCAATCGACATCAATCTCGATTTCACAAATTACCTCGCCGAACTTCAAAATGGTGGGTCGACCAGTGTTAATGATAGAGGGCAGCAAGAAGAAAAAGCTGTCAATAACTCTACAACAAGAACAGAAGAAGCTAATCCTAAGGTAGATCAATTAAAAGATAAGCATAAGAATGAAGCAGAAGCTATCAAAAAAAGACATGCTATTGAAAAAGAAAAGCTGAAATCACAAATGGCTAGATCAAAACAAGCACAATTAAGAAGAGAAGCTAAAGAAATAGCTGAGGCAGTTGATATCATGGTAGATGCTTTGGCAGCATTAGAAGAAAAAGCATCAAAGGCTAAAGTTGATTTAGATACTATGTTCGTTGAGTTTGTTGAAGGATATACGAATCCA